GCAGCTCGAGTCGAAGGAGGATCTGAAGAAGCGCGGCCTCCCATCGCCCGACCTCGCCGACGCCCTGGCGCTCACCTTCGCCGAGCCCGTCTACGCCCCCGGCCTGCGCCGCGGCCCACCCAACGTCGTCCGGGCCGTCTCCGGCATGAGGTAGCGATGGAAGACACCACCCCAGAGCCAGAGCAGGCCATCACCCAGGACCAGGCCACCGCCACCGTCGGTCGCCACGTCCTGGTCGCCCTCGAGGACGTGATCAACGCCCACGAGCTCGTCGCCAAGGACGAGAAGGCCACCGAGACGGCCCGGGCCAACGCCCGACTGATCATCGCCGCGGCCTCCGCCTTCGGCCGCCCCCTCTTCGCGGTGGTGAAGATGGCCGAGAAGCCGCGCATCCTCCGCCCCCAACGCTCCATGCGCCTCGTGAGGTAGCCACATGGCCGTCGAAATCCCGTTCCTGAAGCAGATATACGAGACGCTGAAGTCCGACCGCTCCGACGAGGACACGGTCTGGGACGACATCGAGACATTCATCATGCCGCTCACCGGCAAGGTCTCCCAGGCCATCGAGAAGTCGTCGCCCGAGAACAAGACCAACATCCTGCTCTGGGACCTGACCGCTCCGCTGGCCAACGAGCACCTGGCGGCGGCCCTCCACTCCGACGTGACCTCGCCGGCCAGCCGCTGGCTCGACTTCGAGTGGGAGGACGCCGAGGTCGAGCAGGACCATGACGCCGTGGTCTACCGCGAGAAGCTCTCCGAGTTGGTCTGGTCGGAGCTCCAGGCCAGCGACTTCAACATGGAGATCGCGAGCGCCTACGGTGAGTGGTCCGGCATCGGGAACATGGCGCTGGTCTGCGAGCCGATGAGCACCGGCGTCGAGTGGAAGGGGCTCGACTTCACGGCGGTGCCGTGCCGTCAGGTCCAGTTCCAGGAAAACTCCCGCGGCGGCGTGCATCGGTGGTTCCGCCAGCTCGAGTGGACCGCGCTGCAGATCGTCGACCACTGCGAGCGGGAGAAGAACGCGGACGGCACCCCGAAGTACGCGGCGCCGGAGAAGTACAAGACCATGTCCGAGGCGTCCGGCCAGGCGAACCAGAAGGTCTCGGTCGTCTTCTGCGTCTACCGGCGCGAGGGCACGCCCGAGGAGGTCCAGGGGAGGGTGGTCCCGGAGCTGCGGCCCTTCGGCTGCGTCTACTTCACGCTCGAGGACGGCGTGCAACTGGGCGAGGAGGGCGGCTACTACCGGATGCCGGCCGTCATGGCCAGGTGGGGGAAGCGACCGGGCACCCAGTGGGGCTACGGCCGAGGCCACCTCGCCCTACGCGCCGTGAAGGGGCTGAACTACTTCAAGGAGCTCCAACTCGTCGCCGGCGAGAAGGCCGTCGACCCCGCCACCGGATCGACCGAGCGGGTCAGCAACATCGACCTCCGCCCCGGGAAGACCTCGGTGATGCCGTCGAAGGACGACCTCTGGACCATCGAGAGCTCGGCCCGGTTCGACGTGTCGGCGGAGATCATCCGCGACGACCGCATCGAGATCCGGCGCTGCTTCCACGAGGACGACCTCCAACTCAAGGAGTCGCCGCAGATGACGGCGACCGAGGTCCAGGCGAGGAAGGACCAGATGAACCGGGCCATGGGGTCGCCGGTGGCCAGGCTCCAGACCGACGCCCTGCAGCCCATCGTGATGATGGTGCTCGACCACCTGGCCAGGGCCGGGAAGCTGCCGGCGCCGCCCGAGATCGTCCGCCGCAAGAAGGCCGAGGTGAAGCTGCGGTTCCGGGGCCCCATCGCCCGTGCTCAGCTCCTCGACGAGGTGGTGGCCATCGAGCGTGAGGCGGGCTTCATCGCCAACCTCCTGAAGCTGGGCTTCACCAACGCCCGCCACTACTTCAACCTCGGGAACGCCATCAAGGAGCACTCGAAGCGCCTGGGCGTCCCGGCCTCGGTGCTCAACTCCGACCAGGTCGCCGAGCGGGCCATCAAGGCCGAGGCGGCCGCGATGAAGGCGGCCCAGGACGCGGAGACCATGAAGAACGCCGGCCAGGGTGCGGCGGCGGCGGCCCAGGCGGCCTCGCTCATCGGTCAGGGCGGCATCCCCATCGCCGAGCAGCCGGCGCTGGTGCCCTCCGGCGGGGCGCTGCCGTGACCGAGGTGGAGCGCAAGGCAGAGCGGCAGGCCGTCGTCAGGTTCATGGGCGAGGCCGGCGCCGAGGATCTGGTCCGCCACCTGAGACGACGCTGGAGGGATGGACCACCGGGCGAGACCGGGGAGCAGATGATCAACCGGCTTGGGCGGCTCGACGCCCTGGCCGACATCGAGCGCCTCCGTGAAGAGGCCAAGAAGGGGACCTGAGATGGCTGACGACAAGGGCGACTGGAAGAGCGGACTGCCGGAGGAGCTGAAGACGGCCCCGGCGCTGAAGGACGTGCAGGACGTGGCCTCGCTGGCGAAGGCCTTCGTCGAGACCAAGGCCTTCGTCGGCTCGAGCATCCGGCCGCCCGGCCCGGACGCGCCGGCCCAGGCCAAGATCGACTTCATCCAGAAGATGCAGGAGAAGGTCCCCGAGCTGCTCTTCATGCCCGACGGCGACGACGACGTGGCCAAGCTGGCCCGGGAGACCGCCTGGACGAGGCTGGGGCGGCCCAAGGAGGCCAAGGACTACGCGCTGCCGCCCGACGTGGCCGTGCCCGAGGAGCACCTCGAGGCGCTGCGGAAGGAGGCGCTCGACGAGGGCCTGACCAAGGGCCAGTTCCAGGCCAGGGCCAAGCGGGTGGCCGACGCCATCACCGCGGCCGACAACGCCCGAAAGGACTCGACGGCGGCCCTGAAGCGCGAGCTCGGCCAGGCCTTCGACGAGCGGACGGCGGCGGCGGCCTCGGTGGCGGCCCGACTGAAGATGTCCCCGGAGCTCGTCGCGGCTCTGAAGAATGGGACCGTGGACGTGGCCACCTTCCGGGCCTTCAGCGAGATCGCTAAGGGCTTCGGCGAGACGCGCCAGGTCGCGGACCAGTCCGGCGGCGCCGGTGGCCGGATGACCCCGCAGGAGGCGGCCGCGGCGGAGGCCGAGATCGTGGCCCGGCCGGAGTACTTCAACCCGAAGGCTCACCAGATGGCGATCCACGAGAACCTGAAGCGCAAGGTCCAGGAGCTCCGGGCCATGCGGGACGGGGTGTAGGAGGACACGGTGGCCACCTGGACTCAGCTCAACGCGCGGTCGGTGAGGTCGGTCCAGGCCCTGACCGAGACGCCGCCGGCGCCGCTCGACAGCAACGAGGGAGTGGGGATGGTGCTGGACTCGCTGGGCGCAATCACCTTCTGGCTCGACGCCGGGGCGGGGGAGACCATCACCGCCGACGCCGGCCAGGTGGACATCTACACCCACGACGCCGACCTCTGGGGCTACGCGCCGGCGCTGACGCTCTTCGTCCCGGCTGGCAGCTCCGGGAAGCGCCGGGTCCAGCTCGGCACGGTGCCGATCCTGAACCCCCGAGGCCGGCTCGCGTTCTACACCAACGGGGTCAGCGCCTCGGGCGCCGCGGTGGCCATCGACGCCCTGGCTACTGACCGGGGAGGTCGGAAGTGAACGCGCTCCTGGTGGCCCTGGTCCTGGCGCAGTTCCCGACCCCGTTCACGGTGAAGGACGAAGGGGTGCCGAAGGGGACGGCGACGGGGGTGAACTGCACCGGCGCCGGCGTGACCTGCAGCGTGGGCGTGGGCGGCGTCTGGGTCCTCGACGGCGCGGCGGGAGGAGGCGGCGGCGCACCGACCACCGCGCAGTACTGGACCGGGGCGGCCGACGCCGGGCTCTCCGCCGAGCGGAACCTAGGCGCCCTGGCCACCGGCCTGGTCCTGAACACCGGCGGCGTCCCCAGCGCCTACGCCGGAGCGACCTGCACCACGCCCAACCTGGTCCAGACCCTGAGCGCCTCCGGGGCGCCGGGCTGCTACCAGCTCAAGCTCGACGAACTCGCCAACCCGGGAGCGTCGAAGTCCTTCACCATGGCCAACAAGAACCTGGTCTTCACCTTCACGGCGCCAACTGGAGCGGATGGAGCCTTCGAGATCGAGGCGATCGGCGGCTACACCGGAGACCTGCTCCACGTCCACCAGCACACAGGCAGCCCGGTGGCCGGGACCGACCTCATCCACGCCGAGGCGGCCAGCGCCAATGTCCTGCCCCTGCGCCTGACCGCCTCGAGCGCCGGCGCGGCCGCCGCCACCGTCACTGGCATCGTGACGGCGAGCGGGTTCAGCGGCCCCCTGACCGGAGCCGTGACGGGTAACGCCTCGACGGCCTCGGCGCTGGCGGCTGACGGGGCTGACTGCGTCGGGGTCGGGGAGTTCGCCAAGGGCACCACGGCGGCGGGCGTTGCTTCAGGGTGCGCGGTCCCGCCCGGAACCTACACCCTGCCCGACGCGACCGCTGCCGTGACGGGTGGCGTCAGGCTCACGGGGGACCTGGGCGGCACCGCTACCTCGCCAACGGTGCCCGGCCTGGCCGCGAGGAGCGGCACCGGGGCGTGCGGGGCGAGCACCTGGGCGTCGACCCTGAACGGCGCGGCCGCGCCGACCTGCACCCAGCCGGCCTTCAGCAACATCAGCGGGACGGCCACCGCGACGCAGATCCCGACCGCCTCGACGACTCTGGGCGGAGTGAAGATGGCCGCGGCGTGCGGCGCCGGGAACCACGTCTCGAGCATCGTCGCCGGCGAGCTCACCTGCTCGGCCGACGCGGGCGGCGGTGGCGGTGCGAACGCCCTCGGTACCTACCTCGTCCAGACCGCCACCAATGCCCCGGCGAACGCCCAGGTCATGGCCCTGCTCGGCACCGGCCTGGTCAAGAACACCACCACCACTGGGGTTCAGAGCATCGCCGCCGCCGGGACCGACTACGGCCCCCCGACCAGCTCCAACGCCACCGGCCTGGTGCTCTCCACCACCGGGACCGGCGCGCACGCGGCCTACGGTGGGACGAGCTGCACGAACCAGTTCCCGCGCAGCCTCAACGGCAGCGGCGCGGCGACGTGCGCCGGGGTCGGGGTGGCCGACTTCACCGCCAACCAGGGGACGACCGCCCAGGTGCTCCACGGCAACGCCGCCGGGCAGCCGAGTTGGGGCGCGGTGGACC